TGTTGTACCAGCAAGTCATATGGCACTACGCACAATGGTGTTGAACGATCAAGTGGCATTCCCCTGGTTTGCTCCAGCTGGAACAAGACGCGGTGGAGTTACAAATGCAACATCAAGTGGTTACATTACTAGCGAAGGCGAATTTAAATCAGTTGCACTAAACACAGGACAGCGTGATACACTTTATACAAATAAAATTAATCCTATTACATTCTTAAGTGGAGCAGGACTAGTAGTATTTGGACAAAAGACTCGTGCTAGAAATGCAAGTGCATTAGATAGAGTTAATGTAGCAAGACTAGTTGTTTACTTACGTGGACAGTTAGAATTGCTTGCTAAGCCATACTTGTTTGAGCCAAATGATAAGATCACAAGAGATCAAATTAAAGCGGCAGCAGACCAGTTAATGCTAGAATTAGTTAGTCTGAGAGGTGTATATGACTTTGTTACAGTATGTGATGAATCAAATAACACACCAGCAAGGATTGATAGAAACGAGCTGTATTTAGATGTAGCTATTGAACCAGTCAAAGCAATTGAATTTATTTACATTCCGCTTAGACTTAAAAACACAGGTGAAATTGCAGCATTAGGATAATATACGCAGTTAATGAGGGGTAGTAATTTACCCCTCAGAAACGTATAAATAATAATGTATTAGGAGAATAGAGAAAATGCCAATCACAACATTACAAAATATTTCGATACCCACAGAAGGCGCGAATTCTAACTCATCATTATTGATGCCTAAGTTACAATATCGCTTTAGGGTATTTTTAGATAACTTTGGCACTACTGGTGGACCAGACGGTGTTAGAGAAATTTCGAGACAAGTACAAGATGTTACAAGACCAAATGTTAGTTTTGAACAAATGACACTTGATGCTTATAACTCAAGAACTTACCTAGCAGGTAAGCACACTTGGGAACCAATTACACTTACATTACGTGAAGATGCTAACAACAATGTACAAAAAATTATTGGACAGCAGTTACAAAGACAGTTTGACTTCTTTGAACAGTCTAGTGCAGTATCTAGTGGTACATATAAATTCCAAACTAGAATTGAAATACTAGATGGTGGTAACGGCGCACAAGGTGCAAATGTTATTGATAGATTCCATTTAGTTGGTTGTTATATTGAATCAGCTAATTATAATACATTAGCATATGCAACAAACGAAGCTGTAACTACTACGCTAAGTATTCGTTATGATAACGCTATACAACTTGGATCAGACGAATCCTTTACAGGAATCGGTGAAACAACAACTAGAGCGTTAGTTGGCGCTTCAGGCGGTACACAAGTTTAGGCTTAACTTAAACTGATTGGCTTTTAAAGCGGGAGTAGTTTTTTAATTACTCTCGCTTTTTTATCTACGCACTTTACTTCATAGGATAAATATTAGTATGAGTACAAAAGATCCGTATCTATACAATATAAACAAAGATGTGCATTTAAGAGATGCACGGCATGCTCATCAGTTATATACTGATCACAATATGGCTCTGGCTCCAAAGACTAAATTTTTATACCATGTTGTCTTTGAAACCTACAACGAAGTTGGTAACAGTGCTACTAATAATACTGTGAATTTTGCTAAAGAAATAGGTGTGCTTGTAAAATCATGCGACCTACCAGGTTACAGGATTGCTATTGAAAATAAACAACAGTATAATCGTAAAAAGAACATGCAAACTAGAATTGATTATGAAGACGTTAGCATTGTATTTCACGATGACAATTTAGGACTTACAAGAGGTTTATTGCAGGACTATTACCAATATTATTATGTTGACGGTAATCACAGAGATCCAGGAGGCGGATCTGTAGGACAAGGTGGGCCTGCTGTGCAAGCATATCAAGCTAGAGACAAATATAAAGAGAAGGTTCCTAATTATGGTTTGAACAATGCAAAACTAAATCCTTTTTTTAAAAATATAAGAATATATCAACTAGCTAGAAGAGATTGGTATGCATATACCTTAATAAATCCGTTGTTAACACAATTTGATCATGGCGACATGGATCAAAGTGCAGGTGGAGAATTTAATGAAAATAAAATTTCAGTTGCATACGAAGCTGTAATATATTCTAATGGCACAGTAGGAGAAAACGGTGAACCTACTGCATTTACAGATCCAGAAACACATTATGATAACGTAGATAGTCCTTTAGGATATTTTGATAAAGAAATGAGTGCTAGATCATATTACGCTAGAGACAGAGCGTTAATTGATCCTAGTAGACAACGAAGAAATCCTATCTTACCTAGATCTAGTAATAATAGAAGCAGAAGAGATTCATTATTCAGTAGGGGTAGTTCAGGCAATGGTAGTATTGGCGCAGGATTAAGAGATCTATTTTCAGGAAATGGAGGTGGCGGACTACTAAGAGCTGCTGTACCGTTTATCGATAGTCAAATTAATAATACCCCATCTACAACTGCAAGAGGTAATCGTAGAATATTAGATAGTGATTCAATTATTAATAATTTTGCAGCATTACCATCCGCAAAAAATAGTTTTGTTGCAAGGTCATTGAATATTAATGCAGTTGAAGGTGAAACACTAGCATCATTTAATCTAGCACCCACAAATAGACAAACAGCAATTGAAACAGACTTAATTAACAGAGTAGTTGGTGGAGATCGAAAGTTAGCAGAAATAGCTACTGATTCAATTGATGCTACAAAAGGAACACTTATAACATAATGGCAAGCTCAGATCAAAATATTGGTACTACTTTTAATAAAAATAATTCTGAAGATCAAAAAAAATTATTCAATAATTATTTTGACACACAAATTAATTTTACACCAAGTGAAGTTGACGCAGTTATTGGTTATTTTCTTAAAAGAGGATTTGAACAAGTAGCCGCGGTTAATACAGCTAGCGTTTTATTACAGCAAGCTGAAATAGATGAAGTTCCAGTGTTTCAACTATTAGACACAATAAAAGGTACTAATGAAGTCGAACTAAACAATATTATAGCACAAATACTTAATCTTAATAGAAGTAAAACTAGTATGTTAGGATATAGATCCTCTGTTACAGAAGAGTTATTTGATCAACGGAATATAATAGTGTGACATGGCTCATTTCGCTCAAGGGAAATATAATCTAAAGAATCCCTCTAAATATGTAGGAACAAGATCGCCAACGTATCGATCTGGTTGGGAATTTACTTTTATGAAGTTCTGTGATGAACATAATGCTATATCTCAATGGGCTAGTGAAGCAGTACGTATACCTTATAGAAATCCATTATCGGGAAAACAAACAATTTATGTACCAGATTTTTTTATTGTATATGCTGACAGAAAAGGCAAGCAAAGGGTCGAACTAATAGAAGTAAAACCTAAGAACCAGGTATTGAAAGAAAAACTAGGCAAAAGCAAATATAATCAAGCATCATGGATAGTAAATCAAGCAAAATGGGAATCTGCTAGAGCATGGTGCAAGCAAAAAGGAATACTATTTAGAATAGTAACTGAAGACGATATTTTTCACACCGGTGGTAGAAAGTAAAATGAAAAGTGGTACATGCCTTTATATTAATTGTTCTTATCGGAGCAGGTGAGGATGCAAAGCAACAACCTAATCCAATGTACTTTAGAAGTATAGATATTTGCCAGTATTATGCAAAACGTATACCAAGACAGTACGGAAATTACGGGTCAAAACATCTAATACCTCCTGAGCATAGAATAACTGCATATTGTAAGCCTACATATGTAGATCCAAACAAAAGAATTATATACGATCATTAACTAAATAGTAGTATATAATGGAAATTAAAAAGACTAAAAAATTAGAAGATTTGCTTAATTTACCAGATTCTAAAGAAATTATCGAAACTGCAAAGTCTCAAGAATCAGATCAAAAGTCTTACGAACTACAAAAGCAACAAGAAGCTTTCCGTGATATAGAAGAATTCGACAAAATTGCTAGTGCATTACCAGCAGTTAAAGGACTGGGTAATATGGCTGACGACGAACTAAATGATATTGCACAGCGAGCTTTGACCGCATATGATGACTTAATGGATTTAGGAATGAACGTTGAATCACGTTATGCAAGCAGAGTATTTGAAGTTGCAGGCGGAATGCTTAAAACATCTTTAGATGCTAAGACTGCAAAACTTGACAAAAAACTTAAAATGATTGATCTACAGCTTAAAAAAGAAAAACTTGATAAAGAAAATAGTACAGGCGAAGAAGGTATTATCAATGGATCAGGCTATGTTGTTACTGACAGAAACAGCTTATTAGAGAAGCTCAAAGGGCTTGAGAAAGATAAATAGTTAAGTAGAGGAATAAAGATGAAACCATTTGCACAAATATTACAAGAATCAAAAACAACTTATTCGTTCAATATTGGTATTGCAGGTGACCTACCTGAAGGTATTGCAGATCGTTTAGAAAGAGTTTTACAAAAGTTTAATGTTCTAAGTTTTAGTACAGGTAAAAAAACACCAATTCAAAAACGACCATTAGATTTTCCGCAGTTAGAAAATACTGAAGTAACATTTTTTGAAGCAGAAGTAGAGTATCCAACTACTACACAGGTGTTGCAAAACTACTTAGGAAACTGTTGTAATGTACCGCAAAGCCATATCATTGTACGCAATCCAGAAGATCCTAGAGAAGCGTATCAAGAAGAAAGTGAAGAGAATAGCTCAGAATACGTAGCATTACTTGGCACAGAAGATATGGGCGGAGAATCAGGACAGAACGAAGTAGCTGACAACAGAACAATGGATTTATTAAAAGAATTAGAGACTGCTCGCAAGGAACGTGATGCAGCCGCTGGAAATGAAGGTGCGCCACAAGGTGAATCAAAAGATATTGAAGGCGACAAACAAAACACTAAAGCAGTCGTGGGAGGCTAAATTATGAGTACTATGAAAAAATTAATCGAATCTATGGACAACATAGCGGCAGAAGGACCAATGATGAGTCCAAGTATGCCTCCAAGTATGCCTCCAAAAGATGAAGGTAATCCTGTAAGTGTAAACATATCAATGAATGCTTCAGGAAAAGATCATGTAGAAGATTTATTGGACATGATGAAAAATGCAGGTTTAGGCGGCGCAGAAAAAGTAAGCCTAAAAGGAGCAAGTCCAAGAATAGACATTGAAAACTTT